TGCCGGTGGGAATATGCACCGTCGTCGGCACGCGCCTAAATTTGCCTTTCATGGGTCTGCCGTATCCCATTGTTATCCCTCCCGGTTGCTGATGGCTGCGTTGACCAGTCGGATCATATCCTCCCGCACGTCCGGCGCCAGGTAGCTGATCCACTCCGCGGGGATGGCGCTGTACCCGTACCACGCGCCCGCCAGGCCCCCTGTGATGGCTGCGTTGGTGTCTGCGTCCCCGCCCAGGTTGGCGGCCGTCTCCACGGCCTGGGCGAATGTGGTGGACGTCGCAACGCTCCCCAGGGCGATCCTCATGCTGTCCACGACAAACCCGCCCGCGGCCGGCTGTACGGTCTCCGGCGTGGTGGCCAGCCAATACCCACAGGGTTCGCTGTGCTCTGTGATGAAGTCGCGGATGCTCCGGGTGTCCTGGATCGTGCTTTCCGATGCTGTTAATAAGTTTATCATGCGGGTGTATAAAATGCAAGCCTCGGTTGACTTGGCGCCGGCGTGGGTCATGCGGGCGATCCGAATGGCCCGGGCCTGGGCTGCGTTGAAATCATAATACAGGCCCGGGTAAACCGTCCGCATGAGGGCGCCGTTGCCCTCGACGGGGTGGCCCTGGTTGCGCTGCGTTTTCGCAGCGGCCGCTTCCCATTCCTCCGCAGTCGGGTTCTTGCCTTTGCTGCGGCCGAAAATGCTACAGTCGGCGATCTGCTGGGCGTTGTAGATGCTGGACGCGCAGGCGCCGCCGATGTCCTTGGGGCCGCTATTCGCCCACCGGATAAACCGGCGCCCGATGGCCGGGATGGGATCGTCGGGGGCCTCTGCGATGCCCTCCGCCACGCAGAGGGTCATTTGGGTGTCGTCGGTGATCTCCCCGGGCTCCAACCCGAGCCAGCCGCCGCCGATCATGCTGTCCACGTGACCGAAGCGTTGGGCGATGTCCTGGTGGTTCATAAACTCCAACGGGCCGCCCAGGGCGTCGCCCACGGCGACGCCGAACAGGGCCCCGGCGATGCGGTCGCGCTGCTTCTCATAAACTTCTCTTGTCATGGTCGGTTCCTCCTTCTTATTCGTGGGCGTGCGATGCGTAAATCACACAGCCGGGGTGGGCCTTGTACTCTGCGGCCGTCCGCGCCTCGAATTCCTGGTCGGTCATGAGGACGGGCGGGGCGTAGACGTCAACGTGATCCAGGGCGCCGTCCTCTCCGTAAATCTTGACGGCATAGACGGCGTGGGTCGCTCCGGCCTCCTCCCGGGCCGCGCTGGCCTGCCGTGCGACCTCCATGAGCTCCTTGATGAAGCTACGATTGTCGCTGTACTGCGGGAAAATATACACGCTCCCGCCGTGAATGTAATACTTAATCATGCCAGTTTCGCCTCCTCCACAAACTCCCGGGCTTCATGCAGGCTGCCAAACCAATCGGTGTAAATGTCCTTGCGCTTGGTGGAGGTGAAGCCGCTCTCCGGCTTCTCCTCCGCCTCGATGCTGTCGGTGATCCCGGCCGTCACGCGGCCGCGGTCGTCAAACGACGACGTCACACAATACCAGGTTTTCATGCCGTTACCTCCTCATAGTGCCCGTTGATACTGTGATCCCATTCGATGGTGCCGTCCACGTACTGGATGACGCCCTTGGCCTGGAACGTCCAGCCGCTCTTGGTGTTCTGAAAAACGGGGGTTCCGTATTCCTCCGACTTGATGCAGCGGTACGCGCCGCCGCCGCGGTTGGTGTAGATCCGGCCGGCGACCGGCTGCATGGGCTGGCCTCTGTCGATGGCCCAGATGCGCTCGTTGGTGCCGTCCGGGTTGAAGATGACCTCCCGGTCGGTGCCGTTGTCCATGTGGGCGATGACCGAAACGGGGGAGGCGGTGGCCGCTGCGCGGGTCACGGCCGCGTTGACGGCCTGCTCCCGGATGGCGACGGAGCCGATCACTTCGTCGCCCTGCTTGATGGTGAAGTTGATGATGTTCATGGTGCCGCCTCCCTTAACTGAATTTCTTGCGGCAGAAATCCTTGGCCGCGTCCAGGCTGTCAAACTCGGTGATGTCGGTGTCGCTCTTGCCGGTGATGACCAACCACTTGCTTTCGTTCCCTCTCACGTTGTCGTGGAAGATGATGTCCCGCTCGTGGAGCTCCTTGACCTGGCCGATCAGGGTCTTGACGGTCAGCTTGCGGCCGGTGCTGCTGCACTCCCAAACCCGGCGGATGTCGGTGCCGTTGACCTTGTAAAATCCGATCATGGTGTTACCTCCTTAAATTTCGACGTGCTCGATGTAGGTGAGACGGATGGCGCAATGCTCGAAAATCGTGACCTCGACGTCCTTTTCGTTTTCGGCCCAGGTGGCCTCCACGTCGATGTCGGTGGGGATGTCCCGGGAGCGCCCGCTCCCGTAGGTGATGCAATCGTTGACGGCCTCCTCGATCATGCGGGCCAGGTTGGATTTCATGGTCTTACCTCCTCACAGCTTGGTCATTTTGGCGCCGGTGCCCGTGTGGGCCCAAACCTGGACGGTGTACCCGGATTTCCGCAGGCTTTCGGCCAACAGGTGGGCGTCGCTTTCGTTCTGCCGCCACGCGGTCAGCGGGGCGTTGCCCTTCGTGTAACAAACCTGATAACGTGCCATGTGTGTGTCCTCCTTAATTTTTCGGGGCTCTGTCGTGGCCCCCTTTGCTTTATGGCCCTATTATAAACCGATGCGGTTTATAAGTCAAGCAAAAAAAAGAGGGCTCGGAAATATTTTTTCCGAGCCCTTTTCGCTGATGGGGTGGGGGTTCCCAAAAAAAGGCCCCCTGGGGGCCGTCCTTGCCCTGTGGGCGGTTTAATCGCCGGGGGTGGGCTGGTTGTCGTCCGCGTCCTCCGGCGCGTCTGTGACCGTTTTTGTGGCCTCTGCGATGGCGCTGCTGACCGCTGCGACGACTTCCTCCACGGTTGCGCCGGCCTGGATGGTGCCGACCTCCGCCGTGGCCGTGAGCAGGGCGGCGTCGCCGCTCTCGATGTACTCCTTGGCCTTGGCGTTGGCCTCCCAATATGCCTGGGCGTCCTCCAGCACGCTCTCGATCATGTCCTCGATGTCCTGGGCGGAAAACAGGCTTTTCATGCTGTCGGGTATCTTCTCATATACCCAGGCCGCGACCTTGGAATACTTCAATTTGCCCGTGCCGGAGCCCAGGTCGCGCTCCGCGTCCGTGACCAGCCCGAAGATGATGCTGCGGAGGATTTCGGTCTGGTCGGCCTTGTCGTCCTCCTCTTGCGTGGCCTTGATCTTGGCGATGATACCGAGGACGACCTTGGCGACGGCCGCGGCGTCCAAAATGATGACGATGGCGACAGCGATGATGCTGTCCCAATTCTGCAACAGGCTCATAAATTCCTCCCGGCGTTATGCCTTTTTCAAATATTCGGCCGATGCGAAGCCGACGGTGGCGCCCACCTTGACGTACAGCCATTTGACCCCGCTGACCTCGGTGTAAAACCCGTAATTCTGCACCTTCGTCCCCTTGGTCAGGGCCTTGATGATGCCGTACCCGGTGCCGGGGCCGTAGCGCAGGTTCAACGTGGCGCCGTTGGTGTTCACGGTGTACGTGCCGGCCAGGCTGGTGTCCTTGCTCTTGGCCGCCTGCAGCTTGTTCGTGGTGGCCGTGGTGGCCTTTGCGGCGGCGCTGGTGGCCGCCGTGGTCGTGGTGGTGGTGTTGGATGCCGTGGCGGTCTCGGTGGCCGTGGCGGCGATCTTGGGGGCGATGGCGGCATAATCCGGCGTGATGAAGCCCCGGATATACTTGCCATTGACGGCCATGGTTCGGGTGCCGACCTTGCCGCCGCTCATATTTCCCTCGGTGACGGTGAAGGTCGCGGTGCCCGGCTTGGTGACGATGCCGATGTGGTCGGGGGCGCCGGTGTTGTCGCCCACGCCGTCATCCTGCCAGTCGTACATGACGGCGTCGCCCAGCTTGGGGACGTAGGCGTCGTTCTCGACCCAGATGCCCTTGGCCTTGGCGACGGTGATGAACGGCCCGCAGCCGCATTCTGTGCCGGTGTACGCCGCGATCCCGGCCTTGATCCAGGCCGCGCTGACCGTGGTGGCGCAGTATGCGTCGGTGGTTTTCACGGTGTACCCCCGGGCCAGGGGCTTGTACCCGTTGTAAATGGACAGGATTTCCTGGTGCTTTGCGCTGCCCTTGGTTCCGCCCACCCAGCCGGTCATGATGTCGGCCACGTGTTGGCGAAGTTGCTGTTCTGTCATGGTGTGTTCCTCCTTCTTCAAAAGGTTTTGATCTCTGCGTCGGCGCTCACCGTCTCGGTGACGGTGTCGTCGATCTTGCTGTCAATGGCCGTCTCGATGGAGGCGATGTCGCCCTCCACCTGGGCCATTTGCTCCGGCGTCAGGTATTTCCCGGCCGCCAGCCGAAATTTGATAATCGCCATTTTGATCTTGACGATGTTCTCCATTTTGGCCTTATTCTCGTAGGCGACAATGGCCGAGCCGAAAACGCCGCCGGTGACGGCGATGACCGCGGCGAGGAAGGTGGCGTCCACCCCCCGAAACGCCGCGGCCACGCCGACGACCACGGACAGGCCGAAAATGGCGCCGGTACACAGGAGCAGCTTCTTGCTGGTCTCCATGCGCGCCTTGCTCCGCGGCCTGTTCTTCATTTTTGATCCTCCTCATACGACGCGAGGATGTCCTGCTCCAGGGCTTTCTGGGCCTCCTCTGCGGCCGTGTAGTTCTTCATGGCGTCCTCCAACTCCCCGTTGGCCGGGGGTTTGGTGATGGCATGATGGAGCCAAAAAAACAGGCGGCCTGCCGCCCTCTGGCGGTTGGCCTCTGCCACGGTGCGGTCGTGCCGTTGCTGTTCCAGCTTCTTGCGGCGCTGCTCCTCCGCCTCCAATTTCTTGTCGAAATACCGGGTGATATACTTTAGGGCAACGCCGGAAACGAGGCCGGAAACTAACGCGCTGACCGCTATATTAGCGATAGCGTCAATTCCCAATCGGTTCCCCTTCCTCTCTCTCCGCCACACGCAGCAGGCGGTCTATTGTTTTCCCGAAAATGCGGTCGTAAACCCAAAACATAAAACGCTCCATATTGCTACGCCCTCCCGTTAAGCGTCCCAATCTCCAACCAGGTCACGGAGCCGGTTTTGTTCCGCCAGGGCTTCTTCTTCCCGGACTTGCGCCCCAAACTGTTCGAGGATGTATGCCTGGGCCTTGATGATCTCCGCCTGCCGGATGCAAATGTCGGTCAGCTCCGTGACCAAGTCGGTGTTACTCATTCAGGATTTCCTCCGCCTCTGCCTCGGTGATCCACTTGCCGACGGCGTTCAATACCATTTTCCGCGTCCACCGGCCGGCGTTATAATACGCCTGGACGGTGTTAAACTTCGGACTGTGTTCCATCGTCAGACCCTCCTTCCTCCGGCATGTCCACGCCGGTCATCATATACAAATAATCCAGCTTGGCGTCCAACATGGGCGTTTTGTCGATGATGGTGTTGTGGTGGTCGATGGTGTACCAGGTGTATTTGGCGCCCTCCGCGTCGGTGTCCTGGCCCACCTTGGCGGCGATCCTGAAGCGGTCGGTGCGCTTGGCGTCCGGGAAATCCTGGACGACCTCCTGCCAGCCCTCCAAATCGGTGAATTCCTCCCCCTTGGTTTTGAGGACTTCGTCATCGTTCAGGCCGCTTGTGCCGAAGATGTATTCCATTTCTGTCGCTCCTTTCTGGTGTATTTACGGATCACGTCCTTTAACTCCCTTTGGGTGCCCGGCTCATAGATCCGCTCATAAATTTGGACATGGTTGCAATGCCGGAGTTGGCCCAACCTGGACAATAACCCGGCCGCCAGCTTGCGGGAAATTTTCCGGCGGTGGCGCTTCTTCCTGCGGTAATTGGAAAGACTGCGCTTTAACCGGAGCAGATTCCGCTTTCTGACGAGGGTGTAACCCCGGCCGAAACGATAACCCAGCGCGGTCGGCATTCTGGACGCCGTGGGGAAAATCTGCCAGTCGTCCTTGACCTTTAGGCAAATCCCGCCCAACCATTGGGTGATTGCCGCCAGGAGCTTCCTCAACTTGCGTTTGTTGGGGCCGAAAATGGTGAAATTATCCATGTAGCGCAGGTAATGGCTGACCCTGTATTCGGCCCGGTGTACCATCTGATCCAACGGCTGCAAAATGGTGTTTGCAAACCATTGGCTGCAATACACGCCGATCAGGACGCCGTGCTCCACGACCCGCTCCACCAACGTCAAAACCCTGTGGTCTTTCACCAGCTTTTTCATGCGCTCCAAAACGAAGCGCGGCTGGATGCTGTCGTAAAAATGGCGGATGTCCAACTGCAGGCAGTATTTCGTGCCCTTTGGGTCGTCCTTCATCCATTTTTTGATCTGCTTGACGCCGTAATGGATGCCCCGCTTTCTGATGCTCCCGCAGCAGTAGCGATCCATGCCCCTCATCATGGCCGGCTCCAAAACCTGCACCAGCGCGTGATGCACGTACTGATCCGGCCACAGGAGCGGCTCGTTGATGTCCCGCCATTTCCCGGCGCTCTTGTCCCAACGCCGTTTTTTGATGGGCGGAGAAAGGCTCTGTGTCCTGTCGATCAGCCCGTTGATGATCTCCCGGAGCTCCTTCACCCTGGCCGGGATGTCCTCCTCCACCCAGGCCACGACCTTGTTGGGCTTGTGCCTGGGCAGCCAGCGGTGGGTGGCGTTGACCTCTGCGATGGCCCGCTCCAAATTCCCGTCGGAGATCAATACTGGATATAACTGTGTCGCTCGTTTCATAGGATTTTCTCTTGTCCTCCTTGTAGCCTCATGGGCTTTCCTGCGCTCCGCTGGTTGCGGAGAGTACTAACTCATGTCCTAACCGGCTTATCTTCACCATGGGGTGTGCGGTCGCCCGCGCCTATGGAAAGGGTGAGGCCCCCTAACCAACAAAAAATTGTAGCCTAAATGCTATGACAAGGATGCGGCAGCCGATGTTCGCGTTCGTGTTCGTGGCCGTGTTGTAGTTCACGTAAAACAACCCGTGATTCAGGTTCTGGCTGTAATTCCCGCCGACGTGCAAACACGGGTTACCGGAGTTGAAGTTCCAGTTATCCGGGACGGCGCCGGGACACGCGAAAACCATCGTCTGCTGCGCGGATGACCCCAAAATTTTAGGCCGATCCGTTTGACGGGAGCGGCCCGATGCGTAAGGTTATGTGGTGGGCGGGCTGCGGCCCTCCCCCCACGCCCCCCTCTTTAGGGGAGTTTTTGGAGGCGGCAGCCGATGCCCGCGCCCGTGCCCGCGGCCGCGCCGTAGCCCACGCAAAACACCCCGAG